GGTTACTTCACGCCCTCGGGAGCCAACTCGCCGGCCAACCTGGCCGCCATGACCGGGATTACCGCCAGCCCGGCGACCAACTGGAGTCCCGGCCAGTACGTCATCCTGGGCGACCTCACCGCGGCCAACTGGAACGGCACCGCCTACGTCGCCGGGAAGCATCCCTAGTGGCGGGCGAGGTCGTCGTCGGCTTCGACGCCCTCGGCCGGGACATGCAGCGCCTCGCCAGCCCGACCGGGCCGCTCGGAGCGGCCGTGGCGCTCGCAGCCGACGGCGCCATCGGCCAGCCGGTTGCCGCGGTAGCCCGCTCGGCCGTCCCCCAGGTCACCGGCCGGCTGGCCGGCTCGGTCACCGTCCGGCGAGAGCCCGGAGCGGCCGGGGCCGAGGTCTCCATGGGGTCGAGCACGCTTCGCTACGCCGGCTGGATCGAATTCGGCGGCCTCCGGCGGGCTCCGCACGAGAGCCGGCGGGACTACGACTCGCGAGGCCGCTATCTCTGGCCGGCGGCCACGAACGTCCAGGGCTCGGTCGCCGACCGCTTCGGCACGGCCGCCTCGAGCGCGCTGGCTTCTTTTCCCTGGACGAACACCACCACCGACCCCGGAGGAGTGCATGACTGATACCGACCCGGTCGACCAGCCGGCCGACGCCACCGAGCCGCTCCCGGTCGTCGTGAAGGTCTCGACCGCCTTCGCGGCCCGGGCTCCGAGCCAGCGGGTGATCGACTCGATTACCCGCATGCAGGGCGGGACCTTCGGCGAGTGGGCCCAGGCCATGCCCTTTCGGCTCACCGCCTTCCGGGCCCTGCTGCGGGACTATCCCGGCCGGGACGTCCGCTCCCTGTGGGCCCACGCCTACGACGTCGAGGTCGAGCTCGTCGAGGTGGACCCTACGCAGAACGGCTCGCCGACGGCATCGCTAGCTTCTGCCGCTACTACCGCTGCCTTCCCCGAGACGTTGACGAGCTAACCGACGAGATGTTCGCGGCCATGGTCCGGCTGATGCAGCGGGAGGCCGAGGCGATAACCGAGGCCAACCGGAAGGCTGGCCGTGGCCGATAGCCCCTCGGTCGTCGTCCGCTTCATGGCCGACCTGTCGGCCCTCGGCAAGGCGGCCGGCGACGTCGGCACCCACGCCCAGAACGCGGCCGGGAAGATGGCCTCGGCCTTCAAGGGGGTAACCGGGGCGCTCGGGCCCGAGATCCTCGGTCCCTTCTCGGGAGCCATCGACGGCATCTCGACCGCCCTCGACAAGGTCTCCGAGCACGGCAAGTCCATCGGCCCCATGATGGCCGGGGTGGGCGTGGGCGTGGCCGGCGTGGGCGCGGCCCTGTCGGTCATGGGCTCGAAGGACCAGGCCTCCCACCAGCAGCTGCAGGCGGCCATCGCCGCGACCGGGAAGAGCTACGACGACTACGGCGGCCAGGTCGACGCGGCCATCAAGCACCAGGAGAAATTCGGCAACACCGCCAACGAGACCCAGGACGCCCTCCGCATCCTGACCCAGGCGACCGGCGACCCGGCCACCGCCCTCAAGTACCTGGGCGAGGCCTCGGACTTAGCCGCGGCCAAGCACGAGTCGCTCTCGACCGCGGCCGAGCAACTCGGCCGGACCTACAACGGCTCGGCCAAGCTCCTGAAGCAATTCGGGGTTGACTCGGTCCCCTCGGCCACGGTGGCCAACAAGCAGCTGGAGACGGCGACGAGGGAGGCGGCGGCGGCGGCCGACGCCCAGGCCAAGGCCCACCAGCATCTGACCGACGTCCAGGAGCTCCTGAAGGGGAAGACCCATCTCACCGCGGCCGAGCAGATCCAGCTGCAGGACGCCCAGCAGAACGTGGTCGCGGCCGACGCCAAGGCGGTCGACGCCCATACCAAGCTGACCAAGGCCCAGACCGAGGCGCACGACGCCACCCAGAACCACGGCAAGGCGCTCGACGAGCTCGGTCAGAAGCTCAAGGGCCAGGCGGCCGCCCAGGCCAATACCTTTACCGGCCACATCAAGGCGCTCAAGGCGGAGGTGGAGGACTCGGCGGCAAAACTGGGCCAGAAGTACGGCCCGGCCCTGCAGGGCGCGGGCACCATCATGGCCGGCGTCGGCTCGGTCATGGGCATCTTCACCAAGACGACCAAGGCGGCGAGCACGGCGACCGAGGCGATGAGCGCGGCCGAGGACACCGAGGCGGCCTCCTCCTGGGCCGCGCTCGGACCGGCCCTGCTCATCGTGGCCGCCATCGCGGCCATCATCGCCATCGTCTACGTCCTCTACCGCAACTGGGACACCATATGGTCCGGGATCAAGGCGATTATTCACGACGTATGGTCGTGGATCGTCTCGAATTGGCCGTATTTGCTGGGCATCATTCTCGGCCCGATCGGGATCGCGGCCGCCCTGATCTACACCCATTTCCAGGACATCAAGCAGTGGGCCTCCGACGTCTGGAAATGGATAAAGGACGGATGGAACGACCTGGTCGGTTTCTTCACCTCGCTGCCGGGCCGGATCGAGTCGATCCTGTCCCATATGTGGGACTTCATCTGGGACACCTTCAAGGCGATTATCAACAAGCTCATCGACGGCTGGAATTCCTTGCAGTTCAAGACGCCCGAGATCCACGTCGGACCCATCCATATCGGCGGCGAGACCATCGGCGTCCCGCAGATACCCCACCTGGCGGAGGGCGGCCTTATCACCGGGGAGGGACTGATCTACGCCCACGCCGGCGAGGTCGTGACCCCGGCCGGGGGCGGCGGCCCGGGCCCGCTGGTGGCGATTAACGGCTCGACCTTCAACTCGGCCACCGACGTCGACATGATCGCCAAGAAGCTCGAATTCGCCATGCGCTCGGGCCAGAGGCTCTCGTAGTGGTCGCCTACTGCCCCTCGCCTTCGACGCTCCGGCTGGAGCTCCTGGACGGCTCCGGGAACGTGGCCCAGTCCCTCGACCTGATGGACGCGGCCGGGAACTACCGGGTCTCCTCCCTCGAGCTGGCCTGGCCGGCCGTCCGGGAGGTCAAGGCGTCGCTGCCGACCCGGGACGGCGAGTGGGACACCACCTCGCTGTTCGGCGAGCGGGTGGTGACCATCCTGGGCTCGATCCTCACCACCGGCGTCTCCCGCCAGTCGGCCCTGAACGCCCTGGCCTCCTGGGCCATGCCCGGGCTCCGGCCCCGGCTGGTCTACGCCGTCGACGGCCAGAACGCCCCGACCTACCTCGGCCTCCGGGGCTCGTCGCTCTCGGCCCCCTTCACCGACGCGGCCATCTCGGCCTTCACCGTCTCGTGGATCGCGCCCGACCCCATCGCCTACGCCCTGCAGCCGAGCCGGCTCGTCATCCAGCCGGGGCTGCGGGCCTCCGGCCGTATCTATCCGCTCCGCTACCCGAGGACCTTCGGCCTGGCCGGGCCCGGCTCCTACGGGGCCGCCGTCAACGCCGGCTCCTATCAGACCTGGCCGGTCTTTACCGTCTTCGGTCCCTGCACCGACCCGGTGATCGACTACGTCGCCCCCTCGGACGGCTACGTCGGCTTCAAGGGGCTCACGGTGGCGGCCGGCGACCACCTGGTCATCGACACCCGGGCGGCCACCGTCTACTACAACGGCTCGCCCGGGGCGAGCCGGTTCAGCTTCCTGGATTTCCTCAATACCGTCTGGCGGCCGTTCCAGCCGGGTTCGACCGGCCTCATCTTCGCGCCCGCCTCGAGCTCGGGAGCCTGCCTCCTCCAGGTCGACTGGTCGTCGGCTTACCTGACGTAATGGCCGAGATCCGCTTCCTGCTGCTCACGACCGACGGTCGCTCCCTCGGCGACCTGGTGGCGGCCGGGAACCGGAAGATGGAATTCAACCTGGCCGGGCCGTCGACGGTGACCTTCGACCTGCCGGGCGACCACCCCGACGCCGGCCTGATAACCGAGCTGGCCTGCGACCTTTTAGTCGTCCGGGACCAGGTCCCGATGTTCCGGGGCCGAGTGGGGACCTCGACCGACACGCTCGCGGCCGACGCCCATACCTGCACCTTCTCGGCCATCGACTACCGCGGCATGCTGGACCGGCGGATCTTATGGGACGACTCGCTGCTCAGCTTCCGCGGGCTCGACCAGTCGGTCATCGCCTACTACATGATCGTCGACAGCCAGGATCGACCGGGAGGGAACCTCGGCATTACCGCCGGGACCGGCTTCCCGACCGGCCACCTGGTCGACCGGGACTTCCAGGCCGGGGCGAAACTGGGCGAGTCGATCGACTCCATGGCCCAGATGGCCGGCGGCTTCGAGTGGGACATCGACCCGCTGCTCCGGCTGAATATCTACTACCCGACCCGGGGCCGGCCCGGCCCGGGCGTCGACCTGGTCTACGGCCAGCAGATCGCGGCCGTGACCCGGAATCAGGACTCGACCTCCTACGCCACCGCCCTCCGCTACAGCGGGAAGAGCCCGCCGACGGAGCCGGTGGCCGAGTCGCTGGCCGCCTTCCCGCCGCCGGGCCGGTGGGAGGCGCAGACCGGCAACCCGGACGCGGCCCTGCAGACGACCGTCCAGGCGCTGGCCGACGCCGCCCTGGAGGCGAGCTCGGTCCTGGTCGCGAACTACTCGCTGGTGCTCTTCGACGGCTGGTGGACGCCGACCGACCTCTGGCTGGGCGACGTCGCCTCCCTGTTCATCTCCTCCGGCCGGCTGGACATCGCCGGCGACCAGTTCCGGGTCATCGGCCTGAAGATCGACTACTCCGACGACGGAGCCGAGACGGTCACGGTCGCGCTGGGCGACGTCCCGCCGTCGATGACGAGCCGGCTCACCGACTACCAGGACCGAATCGAGGTGCTGGAGCGCCAGCTCACCGCCCCGGCCGGCTGGGCCCTCGACGCCCCGGTCGGAGCCGTCTACCTCTGGCCGGGCTCGACGGTCCCGCAGATGTGGATGGCCTGCGACGGCTCGTTCCTCGAGATCGCCCTGTATCCCGAGCTCTACGCCGTTCTCGGGATGACCTTCGGCTCGGCCTACGGCCTGTATCTCGCCCTGCCCGACCTGCGCTCGAAGGTCCCGGTGGGAGCCGGCCAGGGCATCGACGTCCTCGGCCATCCGCTCTCGTCCTACCAGGTCGGCCAGGCCGGCGGCTCGGAGGCCGTCTGGCTCGACGGGACGCAGTTACCGACCCACTGGCATACGACCGACGTCTCCGGCTCGACCGACATCGACTACCCGAGCCACATGCACGGCTCGCTCGCCTACGGGACCTCCTGGACCGGCGGCGAGAGTGCGGCTCACTCCCACCTGCTCGGAGGAAAAACGGGAAACGACTGGCCGGCACATGACCACGACATGGGCCTCTCGCTGCAGCCGAACATGGCGCTTGGCAACGCCACCGTGATGGCTCCCGTGCCGCCCGGCCAGCACACCGCCGCCCCCAACATCGCCCATCAGCACGACCTGCCGGCCTACGTCGGAGCCAACTACTCCGGCCATATTCACTCCATCGGCCCGGAGTCGAATTCCCACGGTCACGGCTTTACCGCCAAGGCCCAGGTCTCGTCGGTCGCCGGCTCGGGCGCGGCCCACACCAATATCCAGCCCTTCCTGGCCCTGTCGTACATCATCCGGGTCCTGCCGCCCTGGCGGCCGACTCCGACCTAGCAGGAGGAAGCTATGGCCGTAACCGTCCACATCCGCCCGACCACGCCGGCC